TCCAGACCTGCCGGTAAACGCGGTTTTCCCAATCGCGGTGTCCATCGTAGAGTTGCGCGAGTTCGGCAACACCTGCCTGCTGCTGGATTTGATCCTGCCTGCCCGATCTTGAGTTACCCTTACCGGCTAAAGCGGCATTTGCACCGATTTCGTCGATTTCCTGCTTGGATTCCTGTAACAACATGACCTGGGTCTGCTGAATATCAGCATTCGGCATGATTTCAAACTCAAAACCCTTGTTCCTCTTGATAACACCATCGGCTTTGGCTAATTGCTGCTTCAGCACGGTTTCATCGTCAACTGCACCATCTTCCATGATGACGCGGGTAACGCTACCTGCGTACAGCAAGCGGCTTCTGCGGTGGTTTATCTCATCCTGTAGGGAAATATAGGAACGCACTTCACCATAACGGTTCAGATCACGGTCGATATACGCCGTATCCATCTCAATCGGGTTCTGCGGTTGACCAAACTCGTCCTTGAACGGACTTTCTTCCGGTTCCGACAGGTAAACGTCACCGGAGAAAAAGCACATCATCCATTTGCCGTTCTTTTTATAGAAATGCTGGCAAATCTTGATGCGGTCGCGCTGTTTATCTATCCAGATCGGTTTATCGTCGGTAGTTTCATCACCAACGTCATAATCAGAGGCTAAAAGTGTTTCAATATCGGTTTTTTTGTCGGGCCAGGTATCGACGGCATCATCACGGTCCATCCAGACCACGATGCCATCATAATTCTTGTCGGAAAAGTCCAGTTCACGCGAATACGGGTCATAATAGTACCGATCCCACGGAATTTTAGTGATTGCTACCCATTTTTCATCACCACGGTCTTCGGTTTCGACAATAACGCCACCATAACCCTGTACGCACTTGTTTCTGAATACCGCAGAGGACTTCATCTCAAAATTGGTGTTCTGGATGACAAATCTCAGTGCTTCGGTTGCTGCATCACTCGCTTCTTCATGTTTTGGTGTTCTTGGCAGGGCGCGTGGCATCGTCCTTCTCATCCGTTGGATGCCGGTGAGCAGATTGACCTTGGTTTTAATGCGGTTTATGACAACAGGGGCTTGTTTCCTGCTTTCAAATACCGCTATTTCTTCAGGCGTCCACTGATGGTGGTCATCATAGTCCTGATCGCGTTCGGCAAGCGCACGGGCTTCAATGGTAGCGTTCAGCCATGCGGTAAACTGATCCTGCATGGGTTTTGTGGACATTTCTTTCTTCACAGTGTTTTCCATCCATTAACTACCTGTTTGCGTCTGCCCCAGAAGTCCATCTCTACCACCCTTGAATCCATTGGCTTGCTGCGCCACGGTCGTGACATACAGACATACCTTGCAGTATCCCCACAATGGTCTTCGGAATTGGTCTGAACGTCTTCGACATTGTTTGCATCATGCTGTAAGGCAGGAATCGTGCGTATGGAATCCTTGCAGGTATTGAAAAATCCCATCATGGGCCAGCCTTCCTCGCTCAATGTTCCATCCTTGCCATAAGTTCTTGTTCCAACCATCCTGGAACGCATCTGATCCCAGCCACCCATGTGACCGGCTTTTGCTATGCGGGAGTTATCGGCCCCTCTGAATGGGAGTCCCATCCTCTCAGCCTGTGAAGGACCACCGTCTTCCTTGAAGATAGCGGGGTCGGCAACCCAAACACTTACCTTTTCGTTGTTGGTTCTTTCTCTGATGCCAGCACCAACGGCTTCTGCGGTCATCTTCAGACCGACATCGGCCGATTTAGCACCATACCACTCGCGGTAGCATAGCAGACAACCTCTCGGTAACTTAATTCGTTCCTGTGTGGTGTAATCGTCCTGTACAACTGCCCACCATTGAGCGCAGAACGGTTTACTGGAACCCCAGTCAAAGCCTACAACCCGTGTCCAGTCAGCGGGAAAGATAAACGGCCTGATAACCATCTTCGGCGACCAGCAATCAAAGAAAGCACCTTCGACGATATTCCAGTCACCCCAGCGCCATGCTTTTATAAGGGCTTCGGAACCGGACATATACAGGTTGTTCTCGTAATCGGGATCAGCCTGCATCAATCTCAGATTATCATCCAGTTTGGCAGGGATGAATATTCTCTCGTGTACGCTACCGTTCTTCAGCTTTTCCCTTATCACTTCAA